CGAGCGAACAACCCGCCGAGCAGGTGCTGTAAAGTAACTTGAATGTAATCAATGACTTACAACAGTTTTGTTTCACTCTTTCCCTTGCTTAGGTTGTCTCTAGCCCATAAAGGCTGTAGGTTTGCCATATGCCAGCACTGTCCCCATTGATCATCATCACTAAGATCGAATGAGGCTTGTGGTCTTACATGGTCTATGTGTATCTCTCCACCCATGAACGCATCCCAACTCATACCTTTAGTGAACTGTTTCTCTAGGTGCTTTCTCAGCTCTTGTACTGTGTAGCCTAGCTTTCTCTCTACTGTCTTAGACTCCGCGCCTCTGCGTATAGCCCCTCGTATAACTTCGCCTATACCGTCCCGTTTGATTGCTTTGGTTACTTGCCGCCTCATACGTTCTTTGATAGCAAAGTCTTTACAGTTTCTATACCTAGCTGTGTACGCCTCTGCCGTTGTAAGCCTGTGGTCTATCCACGGCTTGTGCGAGTAATAGCTATCAAGCCATTCATTGTTTGCTTTAACCTTTACCCAATACCTCCAAGCATCCCTGGCGTTTCTCTTTGCTCTTGCTCTATACTCTTTGTCGAGTGGCTCGCTTACTAGATAACGCTTGGCATGTTCTGGTATGTATACCCTGCCTTCCCTTTGTGCTGCGTTAGCTTTGTATAAAGCCTTGCGCCTCTTTACCTTGTCGCTTATCTTGTACTCGCCTATCTCGCGCTTCTCAGCCATTCTTTGCTTGGCTTTAACTCTTAGACAATTCCTGCAATCCTTTCTAGTGTTACCGCTTGGCAGTAGGTCATAAGCATCTAACGGCTTAGTCTCTTTACATACCCCGCATTGCTTCATCTTATCTCGCTGTCCTCAGTGCGTAAGACAATCTCTTATCGCCTCGACTAGCTCCACGTTAGCCTTGCCGTTTATTACTAGCGTTCCATCTACATCAACAAACAGCGCTTTTCTTGTTGGGTATTTCAACGAGCTGTTTTAAGCGCATACGCTAACTTGTCATCGAGTACATGCTTAAACTTCTTCTCTACCACCCTTTGCGCTGCTGTCCATACTGGGTATGACTTGCGTGTTGTAATAGTGTCCTTGAATAATATCTCTAACGATAAGCCGTTCTTGTCTCGCTTCCATACTCCAGCCCTACCGTTAATGGTAGCTTTGAAGTGTCCTTTCTTCTTAGTTAGCGTCTTAGCCTTGTTCCTTGGCAGTGAGCCGTACTTGTTCTCTAATGATTTGTTAATCGGTATCGAGTGTCCTGACCGTCTTTTACTGACTCCACCCTCAATAGGGTTCTTCATGTACGCTCTACTGTCTGGTATGACTATTGAAGAGTTGAGGTAATTCTTGCCGCCCTTTTTATATCCTGACTTCCATACTTGTATGCCGCTTACCGTATACGGGTTTGGTCTGTCGATGTATCGCCTCAATGCGTTCTTCTCTGCTCTCTGCGCCTGGAATGAAACCTCATTGATCGCATTAGATAAAGCGAAAGGTATCTGCTTGCGCTGCGTTAGTGTGAGCTTCTTCTTTACTTCCTTTACATCGCCCCTTACCGATACATTAATCATCAACTTCCCGTGTAAATTACCCGCCCAAACTCTAAAGTGGCAGTCTGTGTTAGACCCCTGTAATGTGATGTTGTGGCGGGTTTATTATTTCGCCTTAAGGCATAAGTATTTTTATGCAAAACGGCTTATCCTGTATCCCGATATGGAATAAAATTCTATTGTCCCCGAAGTCTGTTTCGGGAACATCCCCTAAACCCTTATATATAAAGGGCTGAGCCGTAAGCATTATCGGCCAATTCCGTATTCGAATATGCAATAAAAAAGCCCCACCCAAGTTAATGAGTGAGGCCGGGTGAATCCTAATTACTAGATTATGTCTAGTTTCAGATTCCCTTAGATCGCAATTTAACCACCAGGAACGCCCAGCAGACTAAGGTTTTTGCAATAGCCGAAAAGTTTGCGCATTGTTAATAGGCGTTTCGACTGTGTTCTGTGGGCGCATTAATCAACCCTCGCACCCTTTATACACTGAATGGACATACAGTGCAAGCATTATTTACGATTAATTGCAAGTTTTTTATTATATCCCGCCCCGCGCTATAAATTCGTTCTGAGCGTCTGCTAATTGCCTGTCGTACGTCCGGCGACATACACCACAAGACTCTACGTATTTAGCCATTATTCTGGCTTTGTAGTGCCGGTCTGTCTCGCTGTCGTTCTGTCTCATCTTGTCATACAAGACGCTCATTGCTTCCATTCGGTTTAGGTAGTGCCTAACTATGAATTGATAGTTAAACGGTGTTAGAGATGCAATAACGCCTGTGATTCTATTACCGTCATCCTCCGCAAAACTAAACCCGATACGCTTGGACGGTGCGCCATGCGGTGAGCCTGTTAGCTTCTTAATCTCTAGCAAGTCCGACCGCCTGTATTGCCTAGCCCAAGCCTTAAGCGTTGCGTCTGCCCTCTTGGATAACCTTTGGCCTCTTGACCGTACTATCACAGGCTCTAACTCGTGCTTGGTTTGTGCGCTCATGCCGCGCCCTTCCCGAACATATCCGCTTGCGCCGTTTCTTTCTCAAAACGATTAACTGCTGCCTTAAAGTAATCTTCATCTAACTCAATACCGACGAACTCCAACCCCGCGTAATGAGCCGCTATTGCGCTGCTGCCTGAGCCGAGGTGAGTGTCTAGAATACGGTCGCCCTCCTTAGCGTAGTTTTTGTATATCCAATCGTAGAGCTTTACTGGTTTTTGAGTGGGGTGTATTTTACTAACACCAACATAAGCCTCACACCTTGCCATTCTGAAAGCCTTTGCTGGGCTTTTAAAACTAGTCCATGCCATCTCAAAAGTTGCGCCGCTAAACTCTTGTTTTTTATCCCATATCAACCAGCAAGGAGATGGAGCGTTTCCTTGAAAATAATTTGCGCCCCATATTATTTGATTTTTACTCACCATACTCATTTCTGCGAAATACTCACCGCTTGGTGGTGCAGAGTCCCATTCTTTGTATTCGTGCTGAATCCAGTTTTTACCAGTATTAACACTTTTTGTTTGCCCTCCCCAATCAATCCCATAAGGCGGATCAACAACCGCAAGATCAAACGCATTAGGCTCAAGCGTTGCCATGTAATCCATGCAATCAGCGTTGTATAGCTTAATGCGACCATCTGGTGAAATGTAATCTGGTTTCATTGCTCTAGCTCTCTCGTTAGTCGTGCGTAATGCTTTCTAAGATGCTCTAAATCATCAATCGTGTAATGTTTCGCTTCGTGTGGCCCTTCTAGCCAATCTAGCCGCTCCTGACCGAATCGCTTTACTATCCCCTGCGCGTACTCTTTGGGCATCCCGCCCTTGAAGCCGTTGCAACTTCGGCACTGTCCGTTCACATTTTTAGGCTCAAAGCGTAATTCTGGCGCTGATCCAACTGAACGAAAATGACCGGCATCCCATACACCGCCCAAACCTGAACCGCCCATCATGTGAGCATGTGAGCCGCAAGAGATACAGCCCAGCCCCTTGTCGCGCTCTCTGATGTACCGATTGAACACTGTTTGTGTTAGTTTGAGGTAGTGCTGCAATCCCTTCGCTTTCTGCCTGTTTTTAAGCTTACGCTCTGCTCTAACCTTGCTCAATGCCTTTGCAACGTCGGCGATTCCGTCAGGTCTTTGTAGGTATATGCCTCGGCACTTGTAACTACAGGTTTTCTGTAGCTGGTCGCGATTAGGCTGGTTGCAGACTTTGCAGCGTATGGTCATGCTGTAGCCTCCAGAATCGCCTCACCTACTGCCTGGACCACATCAACTGTAACGGCATTACCTAACGCCTTGTACCGCGCTGTGGCTGGCACTTTCTTAATTACGCCCTCATAGTCTCCGTACTCTGTCCATCCATCGCTAAAGCCCTGTAGCCGTTCGCATTCGACCTCTGTTAATCTGCGGATTGAGTTTACTGTTTGGTAATTATGGCTGGCGTTGGCGCGCAGAGTCCCTGCGTAGCTGTTTCTGAATCTTTGACCGCTTAGATTTTCATTTTCAATATATGGCTCAACCACATACTTAATACAAGGCTGCATATCCCCATCCTGTCTTGACCTTGCGTTAATTGTTGGTGAATGGTCGCCAGAAACTGCCCTAAAGCCCTCACCATCTTTGTATTTACGCATAGTGCCGACCACATAATTATCCTTAGCCACGCTAGTTAATGTGTTTGTCGTGCCGTTGTGGTTAATCTCTAAGGCTTGCCGCATCGGTGCGCCTTTTGTTCTGTCGCTGGGCCTTTCTGGGTTGCGCCCTATTTGCGCTGCGACTCGCATTTGTCTTCCGCCTGATCGTATTGTCCGGCAAGTGTCGCCACCGTTAATTGTGCGAATCATTGTTCGCTTTCCGTCCGGGCCTTTTGCGTAGTTTGCGTCAATACAGTTGACCGATACCCCATTGACGGGTTGTTGTCGTGCTTGTGTAGCGTCGTTAAAGCCTTCTGTGATAGGAAATACCGCTCGTCCACTTCCTGCTCCAAGACATCCGACAAGGTAGACTCTCTCCCTGTTTTGGGGTAAAAACCATGCCGTATTAAGCAATTGCCATTCAAGTCTATAACCCCCAATGTCGGCAAGGGCTTGGATAACTGCCCAAAAGTCTGCGCCATCGTTTGAGCTGAACACTCCTTTAACATTTTCCCAGATAAAAAAGTCTGGTCTGCACTCATCAATGAGCCGTATTGCTTCCCGCACAAGACTGCTGCGCTCCCCTTCAATTCCTTCACGCTTTCCAGCCAAGCTAAAATCCT